CCCACAAACCAGCCTTATTGCATGTGTTTGATTTAGATTTATCCGAACGGCGTGCGGGCTGTCAGTTGTGCTGTGTTTCTTGCGCTTCGATCCAGACGCGTGCCCCACAGTGGTCTGGTTCGTCGGATTGCACGATGGTGGCGGCGACGTGTCCGCATCCACACGGGCAGATGATGTCGAGCGTGCGGTGGTGCGTCGACCCCTTGTAGGTGCGGTCGATGATCGCGTCGTTGCCCTTTTTGATGTTTTGCTGATGGACGTGAATGATGTGTTTCATTTTTTAGTAGGTCTGTAGTCCGGATGGTTAAGTTGGTCGATATGTATTGTACGGGTGTTTTCTTTGTCGTAGGCGGGATGTTCGCCTAATTCCCATGCGTGATCATACTTGAGCCACCCATATAAAACAACATCGCGTAATTCTGGTGCGATGGTTTCAGCGACCCAGATCACGAGTCCTTTTCCAAGTTGATGACGCCGGACAGCGGCCGCTTTGGTGGTGCGGATGCGTCGCACTTCGATGTTGGTGCCGACGTCGGGTAGGTGCTTGTACTTGTCGTGCTCACTACGGTGCCAGATGTGGGCGTGCCAGTATCTGTTTGTGTACTTGGCGACCGCTAGTTCGCAGATGGCGGCGGCGACCGTCGCTGTGCGGTTGTCCTCCATGTACTCAGCCTTGTAGTGAGGAGCGTCTTCTTTGCTCCAGTTGGCTGTGTAGCGCCGGATGCCGACATTACAGGCGTGCTCGTACTCCCACGGCTCCAAGGTCAGGGTAACGGGGTTCATAGCCACTCGTCTTTGTCGTCGTCCTGGATCCCATCGATGAACTCAGCGAGTTTCTCGGCGTCTTTTCGATCGACGATCCGGAATTGTTCGACTCCGTCCTCGTCTTTGACCATGATGGCGATCGGGTCCTCGAAGTTCTCATCAAGGAGCGCCATGATGCGTGCGCTCATCTGCTCATTGAAGACTTGTTCGCCGATGGCTTCTGCATAAATATACTCTGTCTTGCAAAATATGCAGATGCTGTTTTCTTTGCGGAGTCGTTCGCTGTTATGAGGGACCCCTTGGTCCATGAGTTTGGTCCAGTTGGGGACGAACTCACACTCGCATCGGTGATTGGTCTGGACGAGCCAATACAGTTTCTCTAATCCATTCCTATATCTGAATGCCAGTTCGACGAACTCTTCTTCCTCATGGGTATCGCTCATAATTTTAGTTGAACCCTCCTGTTCGGATAAATTTATCTGAAATGACGTAGAGCGCGGATAGGACCCTTCCGCAAAAAAAATTTTTGTGGGCCTGCGGTTGACCTATTTTTTCGTTTGCCCCCGTCATGTAGGATTTGACGATACATAGACGTCGGGCATTTCACAAGTATTTTTTTATGAGATTTTGAGGTAGCGCATGAATGGGCAACTGCTATTGGGGAACGATCACTTGGTACTGGTGTTCCCGTACGACAAGGAACACGTCACACGGGTGAAGTCGATCAAGGGGTCGCAGTGGGACGCTACGTCGAAGTCGTGGCGGGTGCCGTTGAATCAGTACGGCTTGGCGACACAGGTCGCTTTGGAACTCGGGTGGTGGATCTCGCCGGAAGTTGCTGTATTGGACATTCCGTCCAAAGGTGAGGATCACATGACCTTGGAAGACAACAAGGTTCATCTCTACTTCGGATTCGATCCCGTCAAGGTGCGGGCGGCGAAGCGAATCCCCGGAATTACGTGGGACAAAAAGACCTCTGGTTGGGTAGCGCCGATTTCTTCACTTTCGGAGTGCGCTGATTGGGCCGATCAGTTCAACGTCCACGTTTCTGAGGACACGCGAGCGATGATCTCCGAGATCACCGAAACGCGCAACAAACTGATTGAGGATTCCCGTCTGACGGACGCTGATCTAGATGTTGCTGGATTACCGCTACTCCCGTATCAGCGCGCTGGCGTCAAGTACGCCTCCACGGCACGACGATGCTTCATTGCCGATGACATGGGACTGGGCAAGACCCTTCAGGCGATCGCAACGCTGGAGTACGTGGAGAATGCGTATCCGGCTGTTGTTGTGTGCCCGCCGACGCTGGTATTGAACTGGAAGAAGGAGTACGAGAAGTGGCTTCCGCACCGCAATGTCGCCACCGTCAAGAACCGTAGCGAGTTCCCCGAAGATGGGTATGACGTTGTTGTCGTTGGCTATTCGAATATCAATGCATGGGTGAATCGCTTGCAGAAGCATCGCTCGTATGTGTTTGACGAGTCGCACTACTGCAAGTCGCCCGATGCGCAACGAACAAAAGCGGCCGTGAAGATGGCTCGCTCTGCGCCGAAAGACGGAATGGTGCTGTGCTTGACTGGCACCCCTGTCACCAACCGTCCTGCGGAGTACGCACCTCAGTTGGACATGCTCGGCAAGTTGTCGGACTTCGGTGGCAAGTGGGGCTTCTACCGTCGCTACTGCAATGCCTTCCGTGATCGTTTTGGGCAGTGGAACATTTCTGGCAACTCGAATCTCGATGAGTTGAATGATCGCTTGCGAGGCAACTGCTATATCCGTCGCACAAAAGATCAAGTGCTCGAAGAACTACCGCCCGTTCGGCACAACGTTGTCGTTGTTGAAGGGTCTGATGCTGGCCTCAAGGAATATCGCAAGGCAGAGAAAGACATCATCAACTACTTGATGGATCGGGCCCGAGAGATTGCTCGTGAGTTGGGTGAGCCACCGAACTCTGCAGCCGTGAAAGCCAAGATGCGTGCGGAGCGCAATGAGCATCTCGTCAAGATCGGTGTGTTGCGCAAGTTGGCCGCTAAAGCCAAGATGGCGGCTGTTCATGAGTGGATCGATTCTCGTATTGAGTCGGGGAGCAAGGTCGTCGTCGCGGCGCATCACCGTGAGATTGTTGACGAGTTGGCGGCGAAGTACGGCAACCTGAAAATTCAGGGTGGCATGGATGTCTCTGATGTTGAACTCAATAAGCAAGCGTTCCAGGAGAAGGACGTTGCTGACGCCCCTGTGATGGTGTTGTCAATCCAAGCCGCTAAGACTGGTCATACGTTGACTGCTTCACAAGATGTTCTATTTGTGGAACTTCCGTGGACCCCAAGTGACGTTGATCAAACGTATTCGCGTTGTCATCGTCTTGGACAAAAGGGTTCTGTTACGGCAACGTACATGCTGTGTCAAGGCACTATTGACGAAAAGATTTATGGTGTTATCGAAGAAAAAAGAAATGTTGTGAACGCTGCCACAGAAGGAAAAACACCTGCTAGTGCTGGTGATTCTGTGTTTGATTTGTTCATGTCGATGTCAATGAACGATTAAAGTGACTTGATACCCGGTCTCTAACGGGTATACTTGATGGAACACAACTAACCACTATTTGCGCACGGCGCATCCCTTATCCCACGGACACTGGAGACATATGAACCCGATTACAGCCAAACTTTTTGCTTTGCCCGTTGCTATCGCCTCGTTGGTGATGGCGTACTCATGTTCAGTAGAGGAAGGAACACCAAACATTTCGGTCTCTCCGGTCGTTGAGCAAATGCTCGACCCGATTGCTACTACTACGACAGTTCCGCCCGCACCAACGACAACGTTGCCGAATCTCAATGGCGTGAATTTTGAGCATGTAGGCTTGTTGATTGCCGAAGAACAGCGCATCACTCGTCAGATGGAGATTGACGAGGCTCGCATGCTGTACGGCAAGTGCGGTGAGTGGCGTGAACTCGCCCTCTCAATTGGTTGGCCCGCCGAAGAGTGGCCGACGCTTTCACGTGTTCTGTATCGCGAGAGCCGATGCAACATTGGAAGCCACAACAAAACAGATCCGGCATCCGGCTCTCGGGGCCTGATGCAGATCAACGGATACTGGTGCCGTCCTTCCAAGTGGAGCGAGGCTGGTTGGTTGCAGGATCATGGAGTTCTCCAAACCTGCGAAGATCTCTTCATTCCCGAGGTCAATCTCAAGGCTGGCCTTTTGATTTGGCTGTACGGCGAGGAGAAGCACGGTTGCGGTTGGCGTGGACCGTGGGCAACACCTTGCTCTAACTAAGTTTTATATATAAGAAAAAGAGGGGCGGTTCATCCGCCCCTCTTTTTTATTTCACGACAACTGATGAAGTCTTGGTGGCAATCCAGCGATAGCCGTCCCACCAGACGATGCGCTTGACGCCAGCGTCAGAAATAACTGGCAGGCATCGGCGACACGGGAACGACGGCAGAAGCCTGCCTCGTGCGCCGATTCGAGCAATGTAGATAGTGCCGTTTTGCCCGCCTCGTGGGGAGCGCTTCAATGCGCTGACTTCAGCGTGAACTGATGCCTCAAGATACGAGAGATGAGGTGGGTTGCGGTACTTGTTGTGTCCGGGTGTAGCACGGCCTGCTACGACAACGAGCGAGCCGACTCGAACCCTCATTCGTGATTTCGACGCCTGCTGAATAGCGCGTGCGATCCAACGAAAGTCCGTCCCCGATAGTTCAGTGCTTCGTGTAGCCGATGCAGGGACAGGAGCGTTGGTGCGGTTATTTACCATCGTGCCTTGATGAATGCCCAAACACCCTCGGGAACACTCTCTTGGTAGTAGGGATCGATTTCCGTGCCTCGAAGTTCATCGGCAATATCAGGGCGCATTGAGTGAAGGACATTGAACACAGCCTGGCCAAACCGCTGTTCGTTACGATGAGATCCGTAATAATGCGTAGCGTTGATGACGAAGTCGACGTATTTCACCTTGATGCCTCCAGTAGTAGACCGAGCAATACTACCCCGAAAAAGTAAACAGACGTCCAAAAAATGAAACGAATGGTTGATCTGAACATGTAGTAGTTTTGTGTTCGGGTTTTGGTTTTCACCAGAACATGGTAAGAATTTCGATACGAGGTGTCAAGTATCTTGGGCACAGAAGATGTAAATAAGAAGAAGGCTCCCCGCCAGAAGGTAGTTTCCGTCGAGCGAGAGGGCGCCTGGGGTCGGGTGGAGTACGTCCACCAACTCGAATGCGGGCACATAGAGAAGCGTAAAAGGCCCGCCCCAAGCGATGTGATGGCGTGCTCGTGGTGCGTTGTGGCAGAGAAGAAGGGCGCTGAACTCCAGACGCTGGCTCAGACCCCTGCGAGGGAATCCATTGATGACGACTTCATGGATGGACTGGGCATATCACTTGCGTCCTCGGAAAAAGCGGTCGCCAAACTTCGGGCTGACATTGCTTCCAGACTGAAGGTCCCTGCTGATTACGTCGACATTGTGACCCTCGATGACGAGGGCATTCTTTCCGTGTCCTATGCAGTGG